GTCACCAGCCCGCTGTTGATGATGCGGTACTGATTGCCGCCCAGCGTAGTAGACAACGCTTGCACAGGCGTAGGCGCAGTCACAGCAGCCGTGAAGACAACCGTGTTCCCTGTTTTTGTGAAGGCGTTGGTACTCATGTTAGGCGCTCCAAGGCAATGCTTGTGATGTTGGTGAAACAGGCGGGTTAATCATGCTGTCGATTTGGCCCTGCACGCACGCTTGCATATTGCTCACGGTCTGTGGGTCAGCCCAGCCAACCACTTGGGCTTCGGTCAGTTGCGCGTAGGGCGTGAACGAGCCGCCCTGCTGAATGGTGAACTGCTGGCTGAAGCCAATGTCAGCGGTGTATGTGCCATCTACTCCAGTGACAAGGTATTGAACGTTAACAACAACGTCCGTTTCGCCTGCCTCTTGGGGCAGCGTGTACATCTGAGTTACGGTAGTGGTAAATGTAGTCATGGCAAGTCCTTATGGGTGGGTTGCTTTGTAGGCATCAAATTCTGCCTTGAGTTCTTTGATAGCGTTGACCAAGTACCAAGTCAAGTTATCAGAGTCAACAGCAAGAACGCCAGTTGATTCTTGCTTTACGCAATCGGGCAAAACAGCTTGCAGTTCTTGGGCAATCACGCCAAGCTGAACACCTTCTTTTTTGATGGCATCTGTTGGCTTGAGTTCTGCATCAACTTCTTCGGGCAAGCGGTATTCAAAGTTGCGGACACGGATTTGGGTAATTGCAGCCAAACCAATTGTGTTGTCAACAATGTTCTTTTTAAGCCGCTGGTCAGAAGTAACTGACCATGTTGCTGCGTTGTTGCCTTGGTAAACTCCACCACCGCTAGGGCTAATAAAACCAGTGGTTGAGCCTTTTCCAGTTGCGTTAAACCCAATAACTATTTCATCATTATCTGTTGCCGCACTTGTAGCTGCGGATGTTCCTATAAGAATATTTTTGCTGCCAGTGGTGATAGCATTAGATGCTTGGCCTGCTCCAGCGCCAATTAAAATATTATATTGACCAGTTGTTACTGAGTAACCAGCTTGGTATCCAAGCGCAGTGTTTCTTGCATCTGTATCAGCAGTCCTATTTGATGTGTACAGCGTTTGGTAGCCCACTGCGGTGCTATTGTTGGCGGTGGTGTTGGAGAAAAGGGATTGCGTGCCAAGGGAAGTGTTGCTAGTTCCAGTGGTATTTGAATACCCTGCGCTATTTCCTATAAAAGTATTTTGAGCGCCAGTGCTGTTGGTGTATCCAGCTTGGTAACCAATTGCAGTAAGTGCGGAACCCGTTGTATTACTATAAGCAGCCTGAAACCCCACTGCCGTGTTGTTGCTGGCGGTGGTGTTGGCTGCAAGTGATAACGTACCAATAGATGTGTTATTACTGCCTGTTGTATTGGCTTTTAGGGCAGCGTTTCCAAGAGCGATATTACCCGCGCCTGTTGTGTTAGCGTATAACGCTGCGTTATTACCACCAGTATAAGTTCCAATCGCAATATTGTTGTCTGCGGTATTAGAGTAAAGGGCTTGCCAACCAACCGCAATATTTGATGAACCTGTTGAATTGCTGTAACCAGCTTGGTAGCCAAGATAGGTTAATAAACTACCCGTAGTATTGCTATACCCAGCCTGATAACCAACAGCGGTGTTGTTGCTGGCTGTAGTGTTTAGTGCTAGTGCGCCATTACCAAGTGCCGTGTTGAAGCTGCCAGTTGTGTTAGTTCTCAAAGCCGCTGTACCACTAGAATCAATAGAACCAACCGCTGTATTAAATGTTCCAGTTGTATTAAACTGCATTGTGTTATATCCAACCGCAGTGTTGTTAGGGCCAGTCGTGTTGGCATTCAGCGCCTGATAACCCAGAGCGGTGTTGTTGTTGGCGGTGGTGTTGGCAGCCAACGCGTTATAACCAATAGCAACAAGTGCCCCGCCAGCGGTATTTGCATTTAGCGCATTTCCCCCAACCGTCGTGTTGGTAGACACAGCACCAGCGCCTCGGCCTACGGTGAGTCCGTAGACAGTCAGGTCAGTACCTGAGTACAGCAAGTTAGCGGAACTTGTCTCCAGCCCGCCAGTGCTTGTGTACATCACACGGCCCGTGGTCAGGCCAGAGTTGGTGACAGACGTAGTTACCAATGTAGCCACGTTGCCTGTTGTGACGTTGGCAGTAGTAATAATGCCTGTTGTTACGTTTGCAGTGGTTACGTTAGCGGTGGTAATGCCTGCCGTGGTAATGGTCGCAGTGCCTATTACAGCGGTTGTGATGTTGGCAGTGGTCACGTTAGCTAAAGTAGCAGACACGTTGGTGAACGTGACATTGCCGCTGCTGACAGTGACGTTTGCCAACGTCATGTTGTTGAGCGTGGTGACGGTGTTTCCTAGCTGGATAGCCGTATTGCCCAGGGTGATGGTGGTCGCAAAGTTGCTGTCAAGGTTGGACAACGGGATAGATGCCGTAGCCGTGCCAAAGGTATAGGGAACTGCCATTTAGAACCTCACTCTCAATTCATGTTCAAACTCAAACGTGTTGTACACAAAACCAGCACTATTACTGGTGATGGTTAAACCCAGGTACTTGCCGTACTGCTGCGCGTCACTCTTGTACAAGGCGTACCCGTTGGAAGTTAGCCACCCAATAGTGGCGTTACTGTTGTTCTTCCAGGGGATAGTGGTATAGCTATTGTTATACCAAGTAACACTGTTGTCTAGTGTGTAAACAGGGCTAGAACCTGCCTCGCTGTCCACCGTTACATACACAGTAGATGCGTTGTTAAGGGTGGCTTCTATGCCAAACTTGAGCGCCTGCTTGGTGCGGATGCTGTCACCCATAGGCATCAAGGCCGTGCGGATGGTGCTGGCTACATTGCCGGAGGTGTTGCTGTACAGCTTGTACAGGTCTGTGCCTGTAGTCCCGTAGAGGTTAATCACCCCGCTGAATGGGACGGAGGTGACGTATGTCAATGCGCCCTGGCTGGTGATGAACCACTTCTTCTCAAAAAACACCGCTTGGATAGGCCGCGCAGTAGACAGCGGGTCGTTGTAGGTGAAGGAGAACGCCGCGCATAGGATGCTGTTAAGCAGGACTTGCCCACCCGTAACGGGCTTGGTGAAGTCGATGTACGGAAAGATTCCGTCCAGTTGGTCAGAAATCTTGCTCGTGGTAGAACCAACCAGGGCGTACATGCCGTAGTCGTTCATAAACAGGACAGAACGGAAATACGGGAAGATGCCGTACACCCGCTTAGTACCGATACTGGCGCTGACGTTGGTGTTGGTGAACAGGGTCACGCCTGTGCTAGACACACGCAAGTCAGAGAACACGTTGATGCTGTCATCACCGAAGATGTACAGGAAGTTGTTGGCAGACAGCAAAGCCTGGATGTTGCCGTGCAGTGTGGAATCTGTGATGGTGAACGACCCCGCAGACACAGACGTAAAGTCGCTAACGCTAGTGGCAGAGGAGTAGTAGACCGTCCGGCCCGCAGCTACCCACGCTCTGCCGGAAAAGGTGGCAACGTCCACAATTTTGCTGGTGTTAACAATGGCTGTAGCGGTTGCACCCGTACCTGGCGTTGGGCTGCTGTCTGTGATGACCACCGTCACGTTGGACGCAGAGGTGTACCCAGCGCCTGCGTTGGTCATGATGACCTGGGTAATCTGCCCGCCGGACACGATGGCATTGCCGATAGCCCGTGTTGTCCAGCCAGTGACATCACCAATAGTGACCGTGACGTTGGAGGAATTGGTGTAGCCCGTGCCCAGGGTGTTCATCACCACAGACACCGTGCCTGTCTTGAACGTGACCAGAGAAGCCACTGCCGTGGCATTGGTAGATGCCCCGCCGCCGCTGATGGTCACTGTGGGCGCGGCTGTGTAACCTTGACCGCCGTTGGTGAGGGTAATTGCCGTGACAACATTTGCCGTGACAGTGACCGTGGCAGTAGCCTGCACATTGCCTGTTAGCTCATTAGGGGCAGAAATGGTGATGCTGGGGGTGCTGGTGTAGCCTGCGCCAGCGTTTCTGATACCAATAGCGCCTACAGAGCCAATACTGGACAGGTTGCCGCCATCCCAAGAAAACAAGCCCTTGTCAGGGTCGCCAATGATGACATTCTGGTTTTTGTACTGAGCGGTGGTTACGCCCGACGAAGAGAACGTGCCCGCAGCAGCAATGTTGCCAGTAGTGGCGGTTGTGACATTGAAATATTGCGCTGCACCGTTGGATTGAAATCCAATTACGTAGTCACTGACATCTATGTTGGCAGAATTAAACGTGGTGATTGTGTTTCCAAACGCAACAGCAGCGTTGCCGGAGTCTCTGACAGTTGACTGAGCGGGGACAATCTTGATGTTGCCGTGCCCAATAGGCTGGGCGTTCTCTATCCAGGCGAACTCATCTTCTTTGATAGCCGTTCTGTTGGCCTTGGTGTTAAGACTGGTGAAATTCTTAACAACAGCATAAGACTTCTTTTGCTCTGCTGCTGCCATGATTAGTACGGGCTAGAGTAGGGGTCTGGAATGCGGCGCGTGAAGACAGAGTTCTGAACAGCATTGACATGCTTTATGTACTCTTGCTTGTAGATTTCCGCTTCACCATAGCTCTGCTCCTTGTACTTGGCCTTGTAGGCTGCGTAGAAGGCCACAGGCGTAGTGTACGGGGACACAATGACATCAACAGCACTTGGAGAGGCTGTAGACAGTGCTGTAGGCAGGATGACCGTATCTATCTCGATGTAATAGCTCTGGTCTGGCACAGGAGCTATGTATATCTGCCCCTGACCATAGGTGGAGAAGCAGATGGGCCTGCCCACGTAGTTCTGCCAGTACCGTAGCTGGGCGTTGAAGTTGCTCCACGGCAAGTAGCGCAGCGGGATGCGGCTGTTACCCCAGTACAGGGTAATGTTCATCACATCCAACGTATTCTGACCGTTGGGCATGGCTGCGTAGTTGATAAGTTCCGCAGGGCCGGAATACTGCATGGTCGTTGTGCCGTTGGTGAACGGTGCAGTCGGCGGGAATGTTGAGCCAGATGACGGGTAGGGCGGCGCAGTCGAGCCTGTAGTGCCGCCAGCCGTTACCTGGTAGATGAAGATGTTGGAGAACAGGTAGTCACCAGTGTTGACTGCCGTGTTTGCCGCCCAGATAGTGGCTACATTGCCACTAGAGGAAATGGGGGTTTGGGTAACTTGGAGGGTACGTAAGCACCCCGTATCTCTAACAACGCGCTCACGGGCGCTGTTAATGTCATCCGTTAGTTCAGCATCGTCCCAGAAGACTCCGTTAGCATCGTGAAGAAGCCGCCGGACTTCCGATATGTAGGAAGTAAGTGTTGCCATGTTGCTTCCATTTTATGCTGCCCTTTGCGTAACTTTTCCCCCTACGGATTTTTCAATCCGCAGAGGTACTACGCTAACCGCCGAGGGTAAGGAGCGGTTCTGCTCTGGCTGCTGCTCAGTGATTTCAAACCGAGCCAGCAATTCCAATCCTGTTTCTAAATCTGCG